GAGGTTAATATGGCGATTACATATAGAGGCGAAAGGTTCAGCGGCTATAATAAGCCCAAACGAACATCTGGTCATTCGACTAAGTCTCACGCTGTATTAGCCAAAGAAGGAGATAAAGTTAAGCTGATTAGATTCGGACAGCAGGGTGCAGATAACAAGCCACCTAGAAAGAATGAATCTGCGGCAGATAAAGCAAAGCGGGCTTCATTTAAAGCGCGCCATGCAAAGAATATAGCCAAAGGCAAAATGTCTGGGGCTTACTGGGCTGACAAGGTGAAATGGTAATGGCATTTTCAGAAGATAAAGATTTACAAAACCTAGTGCCAGATATTTTACAACTAGGCATTGATACATTCAGCGAAGAACATGATAAAGCTACTAACGATATTATCCGTAATCTTAGAATTGAATGGTGGGATAAAAAAGGTTTAGATGGCGAGTTAAATAGCACATTGCTAACTAATACGCAGTTTACTAGATGTTCAGCTTACCTTGTTCTATGGAGATATGCGCTTCCTCAATTAACTAATTGGGTAGACGGCGATAGATTCCAAAATATGATTACTTTTTATAAATCACGTTATGGAGAAGAATTTGATTCCATTTTACGTGATGGAATTGAATATGATACAGATAATGATGGAACTGTATCTGAGATCGAAAAGAAATCCATTCATAGTGGCAGATTGAGTAGATAATGAAGATCAGTTTCAAAAGCAACGCTAAAGAAGTAAAAGCGAAGCTAGAAAAGAAAGGCAAGGATGTAGGTAAAAGCGTAAGTCGGGCTTTATCTATCACAGCCCAAGAGGGCATAAACATTATAGAGCGCAGAACAAAGCGCAGTGTTGGTTTTAAGGGCGGTAAATTTACAGGGTATTCGCCTAAGTACGCAAAGTTTAGAAGGTTTAAAGGTCGCACAAACCGACCAAACCTAGAGTTTAGCGGCAAGATGCTTGGAGCAATTACCAGTAGAGCAGATAGAAAGAAAGCTACTATCTTTTTTACTAGAGCCGCAGAAGCTAAAAAGGCGGCAGGTAATAACAAACTAAGACCATTCTTTGGCTTGAACAGAAAAGAAGAAAAGAAACTAGGCGATATATTTTTTAGGAATATTAAATGAGCATTAGAGAAGACATAGCGGTTCACTTAGTAGAGACTTTAGAAGGCATTAGACAGCCTATTAAGGTTCAGTATGTAACCAGAGAGCCGTTTGACTTTGAGAAGCTATCTAACGCTCAATTCCCTGCTATACTTGTGCAGAGTGCAGACGAGGACAGAAACGATGATACTGTTGGCGGCTCACTTTCAAACAGAATGGCAACGATTAATTATCAGCTTGTATGTTATGTTAAAGGCAAAGAGATAGACACTGCCAGAAATAACATCATAGAAGCTGTTGAAGAAAGTCTCGATGTTGACAGAACTAGAGGCGGTGTAGCCTTAGACACACAAATTGTTAGCATTGAGACAGACGAAGGTTCTATAGCACCGATTGGCGGTGTAATTTTAACTCTGCGTGTACTGTATAAGTATCAACGCGGTACACTTTAACTTTATGAGGTTATAAACATGGCAATTGCAACAGGTAATAGCGGCATTGTAAAAATAGTTACTGATACAGGCGGTAGCGATACTGTAGCAACAGTAGCAGAGGTGCGTTCTTTCACAATTAATGAAGATGGCGAAACTATCGACTCTACATCCATGGGCGCAAGTAGCAGATCATTTTTAGCAGGTCAGAAGACAGCTACAGTAAGCCTAGAATGCTACTGGGATTCCGCAGATGCGGCACAAGATGATCTTGATGTTTCGTCCAAGGTTGATTTTGAAATCTATCCTAATGGTGTGGGTACTGGCAAAAAATACACTGGCTTTGGCTTTGTAACTAGCAAGTCGATCAGTGTTTCTTTTGATGGTATGGTTGAAGCATCTTTTGAGATTCAGGCTGATGGTGATATCACCGAGGGTGCGGCTTAATAACGGGGGTTAAAACTATGGGACTAGCAAAAGAATTGCGTACGCGCAGAGAAGTAAAGGTAAGAGAAGTTGAAGTACCTGAGTGGGGTGATGATTCTGGATCGTTCAAGCTGTATTGTAGACCAGTTACTTGTTACGACATGAACCAATTACAGAAGAAGCACCCTAACTTCTTAAACAACACAACGATAGCCGCTATGGTTGATCTGATTATTATGAAAGCAGAAGATCAAAGTGGTGAAAGGCTGTTTACTGCGGCAGACGATAGAATGGAATTGATGGGCGAGCATACAGATGTAATATCGAATATCGCCAATCAGATGTTTGCTGACTTAGAGTCTGAGGAAGATTTAGTAAAAAACTAAAAACCGATCACCATAGATTGAATCTTATATCTTTGGCTGATCGGCTTTCCAAGACTATAGAAGAAGTAGAGCAAATAAGCCTTTCAGAGTATCGAGAGTGGATGGCATATTTTGAAATACTAAAGGATTCCGATGGCTAACCAAAAACTAAATATCACGATTAAGGCTTTTGATACAACTAAAAAAGCCTTTTCATCTGCTACCGCAGGACTAAAAAAAGTAAGTGGCGCAGTTCTTAATGCTAAAACAGCCATTGTTGGTCTTGTCGGTGCGGCAGGGTTTGGCGCACTGATTAAAAGCAGTATGTCGACAATTGATAACCTAGCTAAAACAGCAGATAAGATCGGAATTACGACAGAAGCATTATCTGGTTTGCGGTATGCGGCAGAGTTAACAGGCGTATCTACAGGAACGATGGATATGGCTTTACAGCGTTTTACCCGTAGAGCCAGTGAAGCGGCACTAGGAACAGGTGAGGCTGTTAATGCGCTCAAAGAATTAAACTTAGATGCAGAGTCACTAGTAAAACTACCTTTAGATCAGCAGATGGGATTAGTCGCAGATGCTATGGCGGGAGTAGGTACGCAGTCAGATCGTGTTAGATTGGCAATGAAGCTGTTTGATTCTGAGGGTGTTGCTCTTGTAAACACCTTAGCGCAAGGTTCTGCTGGTCTAGAAACTATGGCAGAAGAAGCAGATAGTCTAGGAATCAGTTTAAGTAGAGTTGATGCAAAAGCTGTTGAAGATGCCAACGATGCATTTACAAAGGCTAAGACAGCGATTATGGGTGTCGTACAGGCTATGACAGTTGAGTTCGCCCCTATTATTGAAGACTTGACCAACAAATTTGTTGCATTTATAAAGAAGCAAAACGAGTCTGGCAACATAGGCGAAAAGGTAGCTCATGCCCTGATCAGTGCATTCGAGAATGTTCAAAATGTATTCATCAACTTTGAAGCATCAATAACTAGCGTAAGGCTAAGATTAGCCAAGATGGAATGGTTTATAAAAACTAGCCTTAATTTGACTTTAGGTAATACAATAAATGTATTTAATCAAATTATTGGTTTATTTAACGGAACAAAACTCCGAAATCCATTTGCCGATGGAATAGCACAATCAAGGCGTGAGATTGCCGAACTGCAAGGTCAGTTAGCATCACTGAGGAATATCTCTGGTACAAGCATGGCTAATCAGTATTTTCCATCTAGCGGTGGTCAATATGTACCCTATGCACAAAGATCAAGCTATGATGGCGGTGGCTTCACTGGTGGCGGTGCTAGAGCAGGCGGTATGGATGGTAAGGGCGGTTTTCCTGCTATGCTTCACCCGAATGAAACTGTTATAGATCACACAAAAGGTCAAAGTCAGGGCGTAGTAATTAATCAAACAATCAATGTTACTACTGGTGTACAATCAACAGTAAGGGCAGAGATTGCAAACCTATTGCCTCAAATACAAGAAGCCTCTAAGCAAGCGGTTCTAAATGCTAAACGCAGAGGCGGCTCATTCGCATCACAGCTAGTAGGTAGATAAATGGCTAGTACATTCTTAAAGCAAAACCCGCATTTAATTGAAAGCATGAGTATACGCATGGTTACAGCTAATGCTGTTAGTCAGTCACCCTATACTCTACAGCAACAGGTTCAAAGCTATGGCGGCATGAGGTGGGAAGTAGATGTTAGTTTAAAGCCTATTGATAATATTACAGCTTTAGAAGTACAAGCTTTTTTTGTTAACAGAAAGGGTAGAAAAAACTCGTTTTTATTACCTATGGTTGGTTCAGGCAATAGCTATCAAAGCTATCAGGTCGGAACTTGCACAGTCAATGGCTCTAATCAAGCTATAGGAAACGAGATATTAAACATTACCAACACAACATCAGTTAGCACGGGTCGGATGTTCGGTTTAAATGATAGATTGTATATGGCATCAGCCCCCGCATTACAAACAGGTAATAGAACAATTGACGTGCAACCACCATTACGAGAAGTACCACTGGATAATGCAGTGTTAGATTTCACAAACCCTTGTGGAACTTTTAGAATGCTATCTGATGAGGTTTCTTGGGGAATAAGCAATGACCTTAAATATGGATTTAGCTTCACGTGCGTAGAGGCAATTGATGGCTAGAGATATTAATGCAAGCACATTAGCACAGTTCACAAGTAGCGAATTGCAGGTTTATTTTGCCGTTGAGCTAACGCTACCCAATGCGAGCAGTCCCGCACAGGATGTTGTTGATAGAATGTGGACTGGTTACAGTGATAAATCAATTACAGTGAATGGTGCAAGCCAGACGTTCACAGGCATGGGTGAATTGTTAGGAATAAGTGGCACAAGTGAGACTAGTGATCTAGCGGCAAACGGCTTGCAGATTCAGATACTTGCAGACAGCACAACGATTCCCGCATTACGTGATTTAGATTATCAGGGAAAACCTTTAACTGTTTACTTAGGAGCTATAGACCCAAGCAATGGGAACGCTTTAGAGCCGATTGTTTATTTTGAAGGGTTTAATGATAAGCTAACATTTATTCAAGATGGCGATTCTTTATTGGTAACAATATCAGCAGAGCATAAGTTTATAAGATTGTCGCAAGCTAGTAACCGAAGATATAGCGATGCAGACCAAAAGCTCGATTCGCCAACTGATAAAAGTTTTCAGTATGTAAACGCAACATCTAAAGCATTTTATACTTGGGGCGTGTAATGAGTATTTTTAAAACAAGTAATATATTCAACAGAAAGTATAACGCTCTAGGTATATCTGGTGCGGAAGCCAGTAAAGAGGCTTATGATTATATTATTGACTCTGTACAGGAAACCAATACATCCAGTGCCTTTGTAAAAAACACAGTTGAGTCTGTAGAATTTGCCCAAGAAAGCACAGTAAGTTCAACCGCCCCAAGAAGAATAGTTTATGGAAAGGCTGTAGTTGGCGGCAACATTGTTTGGCGTGTTTCAGAAGAAACGGGAGAGACCCAGTTTGCTATTGTCTGGGCTGAGGGTTGTAATGCTGTCAACACTATTTTGCTTGATGGTATTGATGTTGCGGTAAGCAATAATTTTCCAAATGGATACTTTGGCGGCAATTTTGTTGCTGAAAGTTTTACAGGGTTGACTGGCTATCAGAATTTAACTGACTCTTTCTTGATATCAAAAAAACCATCTTACTGGGATGGATTTCACTCTTTTTCTCGATGTGCATATTCTTATATATTTCTTAGGTTCAACTCAACAGCTTTTCCGAATGGCTTTCCATCTGTTACTGCTGAAATAGAAGGTCGCAGGATATATGACCCTAGAAAAGACTCAACATCTGGTTCAATATTATATAAACCAAGCCTTGAAGTATCTTCACACAGATTAACGAACTCAGTAACGTGGCAATACGATACTAACTCTGCTTTGTGCCTTTTAGATTATATGCTTGATTCCAGACTTGGGCTTGGTGAGTCTTTTGATTCTTTTGACCAACAATCATTAAGAGATGCGATTGATATTTGCGAACAAGGTGTTTTAGGTTCTAATGGTTTGCCCAGAAAAAGATACACCTGTAACGGCTCTATATTTGCTGATAAAAGCCACAGAGAAAATATAAAGCAAATACTAAGCACTATGAATGGTAAGCTAATCTATAGCAATGGTAAGTATTATATTAAGCCATACGCCCATGAAACAGCCCACAGCCAAATTGTAGATGAAAGCATGATTGTCGGTGCTATTAACTATTCAGCAAAGCAAGGCAGAGCAGATTCCTACAATAGAGTTAAAGGCAAGTTTAACAGCTTGCATGATGGCTATGTGGTAACAGATTATCCAGTGCAATATAGCGGTGTAGATGCAGATGGCTTAACCTATGATGATAAAGATGGCGAAACCTTATACTTAGATTACAATCTACCGCTTACGACTGATGAGGAAGATGCCCAACGTCTAGCGCGATTAATGATGCTCAGATCAAGGATGCAAGCAACTGTAACATTCACCGCAAACATGAAAGCATTAGCGTATAAGGTTGGAGATACAATACAGTTTTCAAATCAATTGCTTGGATTTACAAGCGGGCTTGAAAAAGAATTTGAGATTACAGATTACATAATTCAGAATGACATTGAAACTGGAATTACTGTTGAGATAACCGCCAAAGAGGTAGTGCTTGCCATATATGACTGGCAAGCTAGTGATCTTATAGATTACACCGCCAACGATGTAGTAGAAGTTTGGGATGGTCGTGTTACTAGTGTAACTAATGTAGTTGCCAACATAATTCAAACGCCAGAACAGGGATACTTTGGCGAGTATTTACAGGTTGATTTTGATTATACTATTACCAATCAACTTAAGCATTTTAGAATTGATTTTAATGACCCTGTTAGTCAGGTAAGTTTAAAGTCTATAATTACCACATCAACAACAAACATTTTCAGTAAGGATGTAGTTGGATTTGGGCAAATTTTTTCAGTTTCAGTTGTTGCCGTTTCAACCCAAGACATAGACAGCGAGGCAGTTGCTAGCAATCTATTTCATATATTCACACTATCTGACAGACCGCCAAACACATACTATTACCCTAGCAATAACTTAAACCAACCAACAGATGCACAATTTATTGCTTATTTTGGGCAAGATCCGCAAAGCGGAGATAAGCTTATTGTTTACACAACAGATTCTAATAATGTAGTAACAGATACCAAAAAATATGTATTTTATTTTGAATTAGATGCTAGGTTTATTGAACACCTTAATATTGGTGATAGATATAGTTATCATGGTAACTATTACCCTACATTTCCTACAGATATTAGAGAGTTTTTTGTTGATGCCCCAACTTTTGGTGGAATAGACATTACATGGTCTATTTCTGTGACGCAATTTGAGTTTAGTGCTAACGATAGTATCGTTACAGTTATAAATCAGCCGACAAATTTAACAACAGTAGAAACTAGAGCGGGTAAAGGCTTTAAGGTCACTGCAAGTGTAGGCGATGTTTTTCCGTCAAGTTATGAAAAGATTCTTGAAAAATACAGATACACTGTAACTGCAACTTGGGCGGGCGGAAGTTTAACATCAGTAAGCAACAGTATTGGACTTCTTCAAAAAAGAATACAACCATAGGGGCAAAGTAGATGCCATTTTACGAAGACATAAAAACAATCTCAGGCAATCTAGTTGTAGATGGGACTATTGAGGGTAAGCACGTTCAGGCTGAAACTATAACTGCTAATAAATTTAGCGGTGCGGTGGAAGAAGAATATCGCTGTCATGCGGGTACAATGTATCTGGGAAGCTATAATACATTATATAATGTTATTGATTTCGATCACCCTGCTACAGAATGGGATATTGCAAAAGGTAGAAGTATTAATGCACTTATAAATTTGAGCCTGTTTGCAGGAACATCATCAACCAGAACTGGTCAATTAACATTTCAGCAAGAACTTGCAGTTCCTAATTTTTGGAATCCAAACGTAATTGCTGTTGCCGTACACGATAGCCAACCTGAACAGTATTGGCAGAGAGTTGTTTTAGATGGTAATCAGTTAAATAAGTTTCCAAGTAATATGGTTATGGCACATGTAAGCGGTAGCCCAGTTTATAGAACATATAAGAATTTGCGATTACAGTATGATTATGAGGGTAGTGAGTTAGTCACAAACGGATCTTTTTCAGGTACAGGCGATTGGACAGCGGCTAACGGCACTTTAACTACCCCTTACTATGGCACGTTAAATGGCGTTTCAGGAAGCACTGAAAAGGCGCAAATATCGCAAGCTGTTTCAGTTACAGCAGGGAAAAAATACAGACTCAAATACGATCAACCAACAAGCACTACTTATAAGGTTATTGTTAGCACATCTACTGACCCAGACGATGAGATAGAATATCAAGGCGGATTGGGTTGGGTTTCAGTTGGTGGCACTAATGTTAGAGAGTTTATAGTTGATGTTTCAACTGTTTACATTATTATTCAAACTATTAATGCGGGTGCAGACTCTGCTTTTTTCGATAATGTATCCTTAAAAGAGTTACAGTTAAAAACCTATGTAGATATAAGCGCATATCCATCTCAGCTTATTAACCCAAGTATTAGTTCTACAGTTTTATATTCTGGATTAACCACAGGGGCTACAGCGGGAACATGGGTAATCGCCAAACAGCTACTACATACAATATCTAATGATAATAGTTATTCTAAATATGAAAATGTTCCTATGCACACTTATTTAGGTAGATTTCATAGAGATATAAAATGTAGATTACGCGCCAAGCATGGAGTTAGTTCTATTAGTACTACTGCATTACGAATTGTTAACGTGGACTTTACATTACACAGCAGAATTGTGGGGTAGTTATGATTGTTGTAGGATATATAACATTAAATACAGAAGATAATACAGAGACACAAACTATTGTATCTGAACATGAGTTGCTAGAAGATGGGCAAAACGCATTTAATGAAATGATAGCCGAGCATAGTAATACTGAAAATGTTACTATGTTTTTTTGGGGTTCACGAACAAGCCCAGACGAATATGAAATAGTAGCTTACAGAGATAACGAGGCATAAAATGAGCGCGGCAAAATATAATTTAATAATAGACCAAGGTTCAGATTTTAGCCTTACATTAAACATTAAAGAAGATGGCGTTAATAAAAACTTAGATGGTTGGCTTGCGCGTGGTCATCTGCGTGAATCAATGGATACCGCACAGCACTGGGCTTTTGACTTTTCAGGCACTACGTTTGATGCAAACGGAAACTTAGTCATTAAGTTAGCCCATGATGTTACTGCTAATAATGGAAATAGTGAGCTAGGTGAAGGCAGTTACTTTTACGATGTAGAAATTTATAAAACTTCTACGGATGAAGTAAAAAGGGTTATTCAGGGTAAGGCTACTGTAACCAGACAGGTGACTAGATAATGACTTTAAAAGTAACAGTCACAGAAAATGTGTCAACTGTATCAGTTTCAGGAGATACAACTAGCATTAATATAACAGGCGAACAGACTGAGATTTCAGTGGTTAACCCTGCGGCTACTGTTACCTATAACCCTTCTTCTCCTTTCACCGCAACCAATGTACAAGATGCCTTACCGCAAGCATATAAAATGATTGGCGAACAACGAAATGATTTTTCAATAAAATTAAATCATTTTAATGAATTTGAGATTAATGCAGGTAGTAATAGTTTTTTTAGAATGCGCGCGACTGGAAGTCAAGCAGGTTGGGACAGTCTGCTTTGGTCTTCTGATGATATAACTATAAAAACGCATAATAATATAAATATTGCTGAATTTAAAGATACGAGAATACATTTTAATAAACAAATTGAAATGCAAGGGCACGCCTCTGGAAGCTACCAAGAGGGATTTTTAAATACAGACAATCCTACTAATACACATAGACATCACATTAGATGTAAAGCTGGTGGTGTGCCTGTTGCGTATTTAGGTGGCACTAATTCTGCTGAGCCAACAGCATTTTTTGGTGTTTCTGGGACTTCTATTGCTATCCAAAGTGCGTTTCAAACAGGTGATATCTTTCCTTCAGGTATTTCAGGAGGCAACAGGGATGCGGGTGTAAATTTAGGCAAAACAAGTTCAAGATTTAAAGATTTATATCTTTCAGGTGGTGTTTATTTAGGCGGCACAGGTTCAGCTAACCAGTTAGATCATTATGAAGAGGGTACATGGACACCAGTTTTATCTTGTGGCTCAAGCTTTAGCGCAAATGTTACATCTGCAACCTATGTAAAAATTGGCAAAAAAGTAACAGTTACAGCAAATCTAACTTCTATAAACACATCCTCTGCAAGTGGAAGTCAAGCATCAATCAGCGGGTTGCCGTTTCAGCCTAATCATTTATATCCTTGCATTATTACAGATTCCAGTGTTTTCACTGGGTTTTCAGGTATTGCAAGTGGTATAACAAATGTATTTGGTACTAACGTTGAATTGAAACAGTCAAAAGAAACTTACAACATAGCAAATAATAATATTGTTAATACAACAACAGGCAGATTGACGTTCCAAATTACCTATGAAACAAATTCTTAATTATTTTTAGTAGAACTAAAAACGGAAAGGCGCAAAATGAGTTTAGAAAAAATAGTAACACAAGATAAAATTGAAATTGTTGGCGAATTTAAAACAGTGCAAGTTAGAACTAAGACTAGTGTTGTTGAAGATGGACAAGAAATAAGCAATTCTTTTCACCGACACACAATAGATGCGGGTGCAGATTATTCTGTAGAATCAGCAGAAGTGCAATCTATTTGTGCTATTGTACATACAGAAGAAGTGATCGCGGCAAGAGAAGCGGCTTACCCTAGCGAATAACTGGAGCGCATAATGGAAGATTGGCATTTAAGCAGAAACGTACCTATAACTTTATTCTTATTATTAATAATACAGGCAGTTAGTGTTATGGGCGCGTTTACCGAGGTCGAGGTTGGCGTTAGCCAGAACGCTAAAGATATAGTAAAAATCGACACAAGGGTAGAAAGGCTTGATGCTACACAGCGTGAGCTACAGGTTACAATTGCTAGAATGGATGAAAACATTATGCAGATGAAAACATGGATGGAGAATGATCGTAAGTGAAACGCCTACTCTTTCTGCTTTTTCTGGCAGTTCCTGTTGAGGCTAATGAGCAAGGTAGCCTAAACAATTATCATGGTGAAAACAGCGTATCAAATAGCAATAATACGACCACCGATACGAGTAGCACCACTGAAAACACCTACAATGGCGCGGGCGCGGCAAGCGAAATCCCTGTAGGCTCTGCAATAAGTCCGACTTTTATGTCTAATGGTTCTGACACTTGCCTGAAAGGCATAGCAGGATCGGTTCAGACAGTGGCTATTGGATTTAGTTCTGGCGGTTACACATTAGACGTAGACTGTACAAGATTAAAATATTCAAGAATGCTTTCTGCTCTGGGCTTGAAGGTGGCATCTGTGTCGATTCTCTGCCAGAGTGAAGAGGTGTATAAGTCAATGCTTCTAGCGGGTTCTCCATGCCCGTTTATAAACAATGGGAGACTAGTAGCGGGGAAGCGGGGGTTAATGCTAATAAAGCAGAACCCAGAATTATACATTCCTGATTACAAAAAGAATCGGAAATATTACAACGGCATTCTCCAAATAGGTAAGGTGAGCGAAGATGTGGAAGAAGATAGCATTTCTATTAGCGACAAGTACCGCAGTACAAAGCAATGAACTTGATAACCTGATTGACAGCAGTTCTGCTATTGTTAGTCAGATTGATACTGGCGTTAAGCTAGTTGGCGCGGCTACCGATTACGCGCACACTGGTGGCGGTTTATCTGATGGCACATTGTCTAGCACAGCGCACATTAGCGCAGAGCAGGTTGATGCCTATAATTCTGCCTTGTCCAATATGTCTACCTATCAATCATATGGCGCACCAGTTAAAGAGGTGTTAGAGAATATGGCGATGGATTCCCTAGCAGAAATGGAGACTCACATTCAAACATTTACCGAAGTTGTGGTGGATATGATCGCAGTTCAACAAGTTGCAGAAAAAGCAGAATCAGCAAGCACCCCCAAGCAGGAAGAAGAAGTGCAAATCTTTGTTGCTGAGAATCAAGAAATGCTAACCATTAATCAAGATGATGTAGATACATATAATCAATCTGTTGATCAGATAGAAGAAAGTGCTAATACGGCATCTGCTTATTTAGCCGTAGCTAATAGCGAAGCGGCAGAATTTTTGCAACAAAGTATTGAAGAAAATAACACCACATCTGCCGATGTTAATATTTTCTATGATGCTAATTCACAATGGGTAGCTATGGGTTACAACAAAACCCGAAACCTGACTGCTGTATACTTAAATGGTAACGATGCCTTTGGTTTAGATTTATATTACAGTGAAGCGGATATTCTTGCATTAGGTACAGAGTCAGAGTTTTATAAAACATCACCTACAGGCATGGGCTATGATTGTTTTTTTGAAATGGAGTGCGAATGAGTTTAGCAGATACAGAATTATCAATAGGTGGCGTTAAGCTAAAAGGCATTTATATTGCCGTAGTTTTTTCACTAGCTACAACCATTGGTTCTTTTATTTGGGCGGCTAGTAGCCTGTATGGAAGATTGGAAGCAGTCGAAGCGGTTATTGTTCCAGATGTAACACCTTTGCACGAATCTATCCAACTGATAGAACAACAGCTTAAAGACAACGATATAAGCCAATTGAGTGCTAAATTAGCTACTTTAGGCACTAACCTGATAACTATATCCTCTCAGCAAGAAAGGCTCTTAGAAATCACTACAAGCGTATCTAAGCTAGAGAAAGATATTGAGACCATGCGAGCCATTGTTGCAAAGGCTGAACTGGTTGTTGAAGATGTAAACAAGATTAAGGCTAATTGGGATACAGCAAAAACCGAGTATGATGATATTTGGCGTGCGCTAGATGCCCTAGCCATGCCCTTATAACAGGAGAACAAACCATGTGGATGAATTTAATTGCACCAGTAGCCAAGTTAGCAGGTGGCTTGATTAAAAACAAAGCAGAAGAAAAGCAAGCTAAACACAAAGCCAAAATGAGCATGATAAAGAATGATGCTGACTGGGAATCTAAGATGGTTGATGCCTCGGCACACAGTTGGAAAGACGAGTTCTGGACAATTGTTCTATCTATACCTGTATTCATGGTCGGTTATGCTATAGTAGTCAATGATTTGACAGTTATTGAAAGAGTAAAAGAAGGGTTTGATGCCCTTTCTGGTTTGCCTGAGTGGTATCAATACCTGTTATTTATTGCAATCAGCTCGAGTTTTGGCATCAAAGGTGCTTCAAAGTTAATGAATATGAGGAAGTAACATGACAAGCAAAAAGCCAAAGGCTAAAAGCAAAAACGTAGAGAACAAGTATTTCTCGCACAAAGAATTGAAGTGCAAGCACACAGGCGAAAGTAAGTTTGACCCTGACTTTTTAGACTTGCTTACCAAGATCAGAATTGAATGTGATTTTCCATTTACCATTACTAGTGCATACAGATCGCCCAAACACCCATTGGAAATGCGAAAAAGTCGAGTTGGGGCGCATACCACTGGAAAAGCTATTGATATAGCCTGTCGCGGAGAAAATGCCGTAAAGCTCGTTTCTGTAGCTATAGCGTTTGGAATTACCCGCATTGGCATTCAGCAAAAAGGTTCAGGTCGATTTATTCACATTGATGCCTGTACTCAAGATGATTTCCCTGAGATAGAAAACTATCCAGAAGAGACTATCTGGTCTTATTAGCGGACACAAAGTATAACCTTTTGTCCGTTAGCCCCTTAATTGGGGCTTTTTATTGCCTTAAGTAAAATTAAAACTTTACATTATGTAAAGTATCAGGCATACTTACTCTAAATTAATCAATAAAGGTAATATCAAATGTATGAATCATCAGTAATTAAAAGTGCTAGAGATCGTATTATTTTGCTTGAGCGTGATGTTGCAGATTACGTAGAAACACTTACTGTTATGTCTGACAATGATTATAACAGATGGGGCAAGGTTGTTGAGTCAAAACTCACATCCCTTGAAAAACAACTATCCAATGCTACTTTGTGGCACGATCATCTTGTCGCAGGAATCGCATAAGGGGTTAACATGACAGACTTGAATAAAATGTGCGCCTATGAGCGCGGGGAATATGACTGCTTGCATGGTCATGCAGTTAGAGATAATGAGTCACCAGAATACTACTCTGGCTATGGCGATCAATACGCGCAAGAGCAGATTGCCACTCATATTAGTGAGCAACACTTAATCAAAATGGAGAAAAGCTATGAAAGAATATAATGGTCACAGAAGTTGGAACGCTTGGAATGTTAGCCTTTGGTTAACAAATGACGAGGAGACTTACAGGTTCGCTCGTCAGGTTTATTATGACATGGGGCTACAGAAAGCTACAACCTATTTAACAATGGCACTACAGGGTGAGAAGACTCCTGATGGTGCTGTCTACACAAGAAAAGCAATTTATGAAGAACTAAAAACATGGGAGATTGAAAATGAAGTCGAGTGAATCTATTGACAAGTTAGCTAATGCATTATGCAACGCACAAACGCAGATGGGTGGCGCGGTTAAAGAAAGTGCCAATAATTTTTTTAAATCAAGCTATGCAGACTTAACCTCTGTTATTAAAGCAATCAAACAGCCATTTTCGGACAATGGTCTAAGCTACACCCAATTCCCGATTAATGGTGATGGCGGAGTCGGTGTAGTAACTAGGCTTATGCACATATCTGGGCAATGGCTAGAAGCAGATTGTTTGTTGCCAATTGTAAAAAAAGACCCACAAGCATCAGGTAGTGCTATCACTTACGCTAGACGTTATGCACTGCAATCTATCGCGGGTATACCGACAGCAGATGATGATGCAGAATCAGCTATGCTACGTAATGCGCCTGATAATATAATCACTGATGATAAAGTGGTAACCATAACCAACCTTATTGAACAAACAGAAAGCGATGAGAAAAGATTCTGTAAGCTGTTTAAGGTATCTAGCGTTACTGGTTTGAAAGAATCACAGTACGAAAGGGCATTAGCTATGCTGAATGATAAAAAGGCTCAGAAATGATTATCCTTAACAATGAGCAAGGCTCTGAGGCTTGGTTGCAATCTAGGCTAGGTAAACCCTCAGCCAGTTGTTTCGGTAAGCTAATAACGAGGACTGGTAAGCCTAGTACGTCTGCTGATAACTACATCAACGGATTGATTTATGAGTTGTTATCTCAGGAAATAACGCAAGGTCACACCAGCGATGCTATGATTCGCGGCACAGAGTTAGAGCCAGAAGCTCGAGAAAACTACGAGTTTATAACAGGCAACGAAGTAGAAGAGGTCGGTTTCATTGTTGACCTGAATGATACCTATGGTTGTTCGCCTGACGGGTTGATTGGTGAAGATGGTGGTATTGAAATTAAATGTCCGCTTGGTACAACGATGGTTAAGTACCTGCGAAACCCAGATGAGTTAGTCAAGAATTACTGGCAACAGATACAGGGTTGTATGTTTGTTACTGGTAGGAAGTGGTGGGATGCGTTCGCCTATCACCCAAGTACGCCTCATGTACTTGTAAGAGTAGAGCGCGATGATGCATACATTGAGTTACTTGAAGAACAGGTAATCAATGCGTGCCTAACTATTAAAACCGAAGTGGAGAAAAACAAATGAGTCAATATGAGCAAAAAGATAATAGCGGTGCGATGTTTGTCAACGATAAAAAGGAATCAGAAACACATCCTGATCGAAAAGGAAGCGCGATGATTGGCGGTGTGGATTACTGGGTTTCAGGTTGGTTAAATGAGTCGGCTAAAGGCTCAAAGTATCTTAGCCTTAAATTTACAGCTAAAGAAGATGCACATAATCAAGGTGTTAAGCAGATTGTGAATAAAGTACAGAAGCAAGAATTTTTAGAAGATGATATTCCGTTTTGAGAGTAATTATGTTTAAAGCTAAACCAAATATGAATAACAGTATAGGCGCTAAAACATTTAGCACACAAGAGGAAGCAGTTAATTATTTAAATGCAAAAACAGGCTTCGCATTAAAAGCAAAAGACTGGGAAATAATTGGCAAGCTAATTATGGTGTAATTAAAAACCCCGCCCCGAAGGGCGGGTAAACCATAGGAGTGATGATCGGGGAAAACCATCACAAACAATTTAACACATAGGATGCTCAAATGATAGATTTTGGTAGATGTTTAAGAGAAGCGCAAAACATGCAAGGAGTCAGTAGTTCTGATCTTGCGCGTAAGTTAGGGGTTCACAGACAGCAGGTGAACATTTGGCGAAATAAAACTAACGTAAGGCTAGATACTGCAATGAAAGTTTGCATGGCTTTAGGTTATGGATTAGACGAGTTTATTGCTTTATAAAAGAAAACCCCCTTTACGGGGGCTTTACATTTGCTCTGTTATGAGCAATACTGAATTTGCGGATTCAGAAAGGTTATTCTAACACAGTATTATAGTGTCTTGTAACATCCCCTTTCTTTTTTCGCGCTTTAGTTATCGGGCTAGAGGCTGGCGAATCTCTTAAATCAAACGCCAGAGCGAAGTTGACCCTCTTGACATAGCCTCTGATGCAGATCGGTTTCTGCTGACGAATAGATTAGATATTCGATACGATAACGAAATAACCGCGAAGTCGCTTTGCCCTTTGATCTATTATTTTACTCAGCGTAGTAAAAGGGTTAAAAGTGCCTTTAATAAAAATATATATTTAAATACATATTTAATAACATAATCAGGCGAGGCTAGTCCGAGCCATAGGAGTCACAAAAATGACACAGATATCAAGAGTTCTACAATACTTAGAAAATGGTAAGAAACTAACATGCCTAAATGCTTTCAATGAATTAGGCATTACTCAGGTAGCCGCTAGAATCTTCGAGCTTAAAGAGCTAGGACATCCAATCCAAAAGAAGATGATTACAGTGACTAACCGATACGATGAGAAATGCAGTGTCGCTGAATACTATATGGGTGATAACAATGTTGCTTAATAACGGAGATACTTACGAGGCAGATCAGGCAGATATTATCCAATGGGAAAAGGCTTATCCTAAGATTAATGTTTACCAAGAACTAAATGCAATGGAGTCGTGGCTTGATGCTAATCCTACGCGCAGAAAAACACCTAAAGGAATAAAGCGGTTTATCAACTCTTGGTTGGGTAGAGCGCAAGACAAGGGCGGCTCACCGCAGGTCAAATCAAAAACCCACAGCATCAGGAACAGGAACATTGAAGACAGTCTAGCTGATGTGAGTTGGGTTCAAAACGTAGAAGCAAAGAACAGAGCCATCAATCATTTAATGGGTAAGTATGGTTTCTACTGGGATGGGGAGAGAAAAAATGGAGTATAGATATATAGTTTGGGTGGGCGGCATAGCTAATTATTTTCATTACAAAGAAGATGCAAAAGATTGCGCTGACTCATGGAGAGAGCAAGGTTACGAAGACATAATTATTGAGGGGATTAATCATGGGTAGTACAAAGAAAGTTTTGTTTAAAGGAAAGCATCCTGATTTAGTTAATGGTAAATCATACGGCTATGAAGATTACGCTAGGGTTGCGGGTGTTGGTTATAAGAGTCTTTATTCTAGGCTCTACGGAAAAAATGTCGTAACTGATATTGATCTGCGACCAATTAGAACCCCAGCTAATATCGCAAAGAGTAAACCAAAATGGGATGGTAACGAATTATCCCAAAAGTGGCTTAGTCGGTCTTTATGACTGAGGGAGCATTTGTGAAAATTAATAACAAAGAAGAAGTAAATAAAAAGGTGAATTTCCTAATTGAGGATATGCTCAACTGGGATTTCACCACCCCTTTATCAGTTAAACTAGAGCCATACCAGAACCCAAGAAGCCTGAACCAGAATGCGCTGTTGCATATGTGGTGCAGAGAGATCGTTAAAGGCA